TAGTCGCAAAGAATGCTCTGGAAGGAAAGAAGGTTCCTACAGAGTTTGTGACTGACGAGAATCCTTATGTTGACAAAAAGGAATTGGTTCCTGTTGACGATATTCGCAAATTACCCGAGCGTAATAAAGATTTGCCTCCTCTTGATGCACAAGTGCATTTCTTTGGGGCAACCAATATGCCTCATCCTCTTGATCCGCAATCAGACAAAAAAGTTCAAATCAATTTCCGCAAGTTTGAAAATGGTGCTATTACCTATCAGGTAATGGGGCCATTGGAACAAGTGGCTATTGGTACTCGCATCAATAAGTATGGACAACCTACTCCAGAACGTATTAGCTGGATTGATCCTCGTACTGAAGAGCTTTTAATGAAACGTCCTGATGGCACATTTACTGAAAAAGGTCGAGGTCTGCATACCTACCTTATTGGTGAAAAAGGCGGTGGCGTTTGGAATCTAATTGATCGGGATATTGTCAGTATTTCTGCTAAGAATATTGCTGATCCTTGGGCCTAATGGACGATATCCATTCAGTCTTCAATGACAAACTCTCTATGCAAGCAGAGGTTTGTGCTAGAAAAAGTTTGGAATGGTTACAAAAAGACCTTCAATCTTTGCACAAACTTTCTGCCCAAGAGATTTATTATTTGGCATCTGCATCTCAAATCTTTTTAGATATACGAGATTTATATGGCAAGAAGTGAAGCTAGTGATTACATACTTCCCGTCTATAAAAACCGAGCTTTAAAACACCTGGTTGAACTTGCTGGCGGCAAGAAATATATTAAGCATTTAAGTGCTGAACAGCTTCGGGCTATGAAGCTTGCTAGGGATAAGCTTGCCTATGATATGCAATTTAATGCTATCAAATGGTTTAAGCCTTTTGAATATCAAAAAAAGTTCTTTGATACCGGTGCAACTCATACCCGCAGGGGAATGATTGCAGCTAACCGAGCCGGTAAAACTATTGCTTCTACCTTTGAAACTGCTTACCATTTAACAGGTATATATCCAAAAGATTGGAAGGGTAAGCGGTGGGATAAACCAATTATTGCTATGGCAGCGGGTGAATCTTGGGAACAAGTTGCCAAAACGCTACAGTCCAAATTGCTTGGTTGTGATGATATTAAACAGGCTTATAAGCTTGGATCAGGCTCAATTCCTAGGGATAAAATAGATGAAAAATCCATACGAACAGATGGAGCAAACGTCCTTGCTATTGAAGTCTGGCACATCTCTGGTGGAAAATCCAAGCTTTATTTTTCCAACTACACACAGCAAGTCAGACATCTCCAAGGTTTTGAACTTGACCTCGTTGTGCTGGACGAGCAGCCACCAGATGAAACTTTCTCAGAGCTTGTTGTCCGTACAGCGGCTAGAGATGGACAGGTTATCTGCTCATTTACCCCGCTTAAAGGATTGTCAGGATTAGTCAGAAAGTTTTGGGACAACGTTGAAGGTTATTGCCATGTACGGGTAACCTGGGACGATATTCCCTATGAGAACGAATGGGGTGAGGTATTTTTTTCCAAGAAAGAACGGGAACAATTAGCCCGAGATTTTATGCCTTGGGAACGAGAATGCCGAATGAATGGTATACCTTTGGTCGGAAAAGGAGTAGTATTCCCATTGTTGAAATGGCCTACTTATAAAGCTACTGACATTGATTTACGAACCAACGACAAGCTAGAAAGATTAATATCTTTTGACTTGGGAATTAAAAATGACCCAACAGTTATTTCCTTTTTCTTCCGTGATCCTGTTGAAGAAAAAATATACCTTCATCGACAAATTACTGTTGATAAGGGAGAAACTCCAGACGAATACGTTCACTATTTGTTGGATCGTGAATCCAGAAACGTTCCTATTGCTTTACCCCATGATGCAACTTTGGCTGGTAGATATACATTGACTGAACAATCCGTCCGTGAGGTTTTTGAAGACAGTTACAACTTAAACTGTATTTCTGGCGCAATATTAAATCCGCCAAACGACCAAGGTAAAGTTACCAACCACAAATCCTACGGCATTAATATAATGCGAATGGGTATGGAACGTGGTACTTTCCTAATAAACGAATCTTGCGTACAATTCTTAGATGAAGCTAGAAATTACGCCATTGACGAACATGGAAAATTTACCGATCCTGATGACCATATAGATTCTGCCCGTATTGGTATACTCGCCCTAATTCAAGGTCATGGGGAATCTATGGTAAGTCGGTCAAATAGCTTTAGTTTCCGTAGATTAGCCCCGTTAGAAGGCAAGGCGCAACGTATATGAAGGATTTAAAATGCTAGATAAACAGAATCTGGTTGTTGAAAGCCTAGAAAGCCCAACGGGGAATCGTGGAATCACGGAGCAAACTGTCCATGAAGTCTACGTCAAGATGGTCGATTATCTTCGACTAACACAATCCAAAAATACGTTTAATCGTTTTAGTGATTACCACTATCTCAATATTCCGGTATCAAATTCTACTGAACCGGTTCGTGGTATTGACTACATTCACCCTGTAGTAACCCCTGGCATTGATTATGCCACTGCAATTATTACCAAATGCTTAATGCCAAACGGTAAGGTAAATTTTGAGTTTGAACGATTTGCAGAATCCGATAGCGACCAAGCTCGACAAGCTACTGAGATGGTTAAATATATGCTCAACAGCAAGAATGATTCTTACCAGATCATTCGTGATTGGGCGCAAGATGCTTTGCTTCACAAGAACGGCATTGTGATGATTTCCCCTGTACGCGAACCTATTACGCAGTACAAGGAAGTTGAAGGAACCCGAGATCAATTACGCACTTTTGAGACTCTTGCCGGTGAAAAAGGACTGACTGCTAAACGTCAGAATATGCGTAAGATAGACGTTGATCTTCAGGGCGTAATGCAAGAGCAAACGCAGCCTGACGAACAAGAAGCTCAACAAGAATCTACGCAAAATGAGATTTCTGAATCCATTCGCAACAACACGATATATCGAGCCAAATATAAACTTACTGGTTATTCAACCAATATTCGCATTAAGCACGTTGCCCAACATTACTTTGTTTGCAACCCCACTATTTCTACTATTTCGGATCAAGACTTCGTTGGTTTTTACGATCCAATGACGATCCATGAATGCAAAGCTCAGTTTCCTTTTGTAGACCTAGAGTTGCTGGCTGACCATGCTGCTTACGGCCCTGCTGGAGCCTATCAAGCCGGTGCTTTGGAAAACGATCTAGCACTTCATGCCCGTGATTCCACTCCAGTACCAGGGCAAGGAGTAATTGCTTCCCAAGGCGCTGACCGGTACAGCCGAGTCATTATGTTGACTACCGCCTGGATCCGCAAGGACATTGACGGTGATGGTGAAGAAGAAATTGTGGAAGCTTGCTTCTCCGGTTCTTACATTCTGTACGTCAAGGAAGTAGAGTTCATTCCATTGGCAAATATGTGTCCAAAGCCCATTGTGGGCAACTTCTTTGGATACTCTCTGGGTGAACGTTTGGTTCCTTTGCAGGAATACGCTACTGCTATCCGTAGGGCAGAGATGGCCTTTGCCATGCAAGCTTCTACTCCAAGGATTGGCGTAAATCCAGAGTTCTTGGATGCCGAGGAAATCCAACGTGGTGTTAGTGCCATGTTTATCTTGGATCGCAAGTTTGATCCTAATAAGCACATCTTTGAGTTCCAGCCCATGCAGGGCAACCTGGCTTATGTTGAATCATCCATGCAGCGCTTTGAAGGCGACAAGATGGCAATGATTGGAATGACCAGCCCCAATGATGTTCTTAATCCAGAGGTAATGAAGGACGGTAACAGCGGTTATAAACTGCAATTGGCTATGGGGCCAAATCAGTTGATCCAAGATGAAATGGTAAAGAATTGCGCCATTGGATTGCGTGATGTAATTTACATTACTTGGAGAACCTTGGTTCAATATTCTGACGATTACAACATTCAACAATTGGCTAATACTTGTTTGGCAGGACAGCCATTCCTAGATGCAAAGTCTGTGGATAACTTTGAGTTTATTGACCGTAAGTTGATTAACATTGACTTGGCATTGGGATTTATGTCTGACGAAAACCGTCTGACTCGCCAACAAATGATTATCCAAGCTCAACAGGCATTTGCCCAAGCGGTTGCCCA